CGGGTCGCGGAAGGCCCGGCTTTTGGGCGCAAAAATTTAAATTTGCGAATCTGATGTCGTGTCGCCTTGCTGGTAGAAGGGATTGGCTGAAATGCCTGATAAGACAGAATTTTCAGACAGTGAAGCGATATATTTGAAACAAAAAGATGTCGCCCGGCTCTTGGGGCTATCGACAAGGCAGATCCAGAGGCTCACAGATGAGGGCGTTTTTGAGCGCCAAAAGACGACATCAGGGACAAAGGGGTACGAGCTCTACGGTACGGTCCATGGATACCTGGGATATCTGGCGACCAATGAAAACGCCAAGAACAGCCAGGTGAGGGATAAGGAGATCGATCTCAAGGAGCAAAAGCTCAAAGCGGAGATCGCGCTCAAGGAGTCCCAGGCAGAGCTTCACGAGCTCAAAACGGGAATTGAAAAGGGAGAGTACATCGCAGTTGACGAGATCCGGCTCGACTACGATCGCTTTTGCCTAAACTTTAAAAAGTTTGCCATGGGTATCCCGACCAAGGTGGGAGGCATGATCACTGGGATCGTAGACGCCGTGACGGAGAGGCAGATCGAGCACGATCTATCCCAGGAGATCACGGATCAGCTCACCGCATTTGTGCTGGCAGCAAGGACAGGAGAGGAGGATGGAGAAAAAAAGGCCGGCAAAGATAAGGCCGTACACGATAAAGCCGTATCAAAGAGACGCACTCGTAAAGTATCTCCTGCCTCCGGAAAAGCTCACAGTAAGCGAGTGGGCGGAAAAATACAGGATCCTGGACAGTAAATCATCAGCAAGGCCGGGGCCGTGGCGCAACGCCACGACGCAGTATCTTGCCGGGATCATGGACGAGCTCAACGACTGGCGCACGGAAAAAGTGATCTTTGTTAAACCAACGCAGGTCGGAGGAACAGAGGCACTGCAAAACATCATCCTGTACGTGATATCGCAGGATCCGGCGCCGGCGATGCTGGTATATCCGACGGATGCCCTTGCGGCATCGGTGTCAAAAAACAGGCTGATCCCGGCAATCAAGCTCTCGCCAAAGACGGCAAAACTCTTTGATGATCGCGCCTCATCCGTAGATGAGCTGCAGTTTGATGGGATGTATCTGGTCCTTGCAGGATCAAACAGCCCGAGCTCCCTGGCATCGCGTCCCGTGAGGTACCTCCTCATGGACGAGATCGACAAGTACCCGGCGGCATCCGGAAAGGAAGCGGACCCGATCCGGCTAGCGACAGAGCGTACCAAGACCTTCCCGAACAGGAAGATCTTTGAGACATCGACACCGACAACCCGAGAGGGACACATCTGGAGAGACCTCGAGTCTGCGGACGTCGAGAAACATTACTTCGTTCCCTGCCCACATTGCGGGGAGCTGATAGAGCTCAAGTGGCAGCAGGTCAAATTTCCCTCTGGGGAAGGCCTGTCGAACCAGGAAAGAGCAGACAGGGCCTATTACGTATGTCAGGGATGCGGGGAGCGCATCACGGAGGCCCAGAAGAACAGAATCGTAAAGTACGGCGAGTGGAGAGCCGTCCGGGAGGACCCATCCGGCAAGCACGGATCGGTAGCATTTTGGATGTCGACTCTCTACTCGCCTTTTGTAACGATCTCGGAGGCCGTAGCGGAGTTCCTCAAGTCGAAAGACCAGCCGGAGCTCCTGCAGAACTTCTGCAACTCGTGGCTCGCGGAGCCTTGGGAGGATGCGAAGCTCCGCACGACGTCCGACATGGTGCTCGAAAGGCAGACAGATCTGCCGGAGCTGGTCGTCCCGTCCTGGGCGAAGCGCCTCTGCGGAGGCGTGGACGTGCAGGAGACCTCACTCTACTGGACGGTCCGGGCCTTCGGGGACTATTTCACCTCCCAGAACATCGCCCATGGGCAGGTGCTCAGCTGGGCAGGCATCGAGCAGGCCATGAACCGAGAATACGTCCGCGAGGATGGCACCAAGATGGTGGTCTCCCTCGCGCTGATCGACTCCGGCGACCAGACAGATGCCGTATATGACTTCTGCGGACAGCACCTCGACTGGGCTCTCCCGGTCAAGGGCTCGTCCAAGTCGATGATGAGCTACTACAAGATCACGACAGTCGACAGGCAGGGATCAATGTACCGGGGCAGACAGCTCTGCATCGTGGATGGCGGCAAGTACAAGGACATGATCGCCTCGAGAATGCGCCGGCGCAACGGCACAGGCTCGTGGATGGTCTACAAGGGATGCGACCGGGAGTATGCGGAGCAGGTAACGGCCGAACAGAAGGTCGCACACAGGACAAAAACCGGAGGCGTGGAGGAGCGCTGGGAGCTGAGAAGGTCCCATGCAGACAACCATTACTTGGACTGCGAGGTCTACGCCACAGCTGCAGCCGATCTCCTGGGCGCGAGATCGTGGCACCTGGAAGAAGAGCAGGAGACACAGAGCCGGATCAGGCAGCAGGCCGAGGAAAGACGGCCGGCACAGCAGCAGGACATGATGCCGGAGGAGACGTGGATCGGCAAGCATGACGACTGGCTACGGTAAGGAGGAGATATGGACGAGGAAAAAATTACACAGACATCGATTACATCGTCGGCGTCCCTCCTCGAGAGGTACCAGAACGTCTCTGACGCGATCGACAAGATCCTGCAGGGCGGGCAGTCATACAAGATCGGATCCAGACAGCTGCAGAGAGCAGATCTGGCCGCGCTCATCAAGGAGCGGGACCGTCTGGAGAGCGCAATCGTATCACGCAAGACCCAGGACAACCCTGGGCTCTTTGACGACACAGTGGTCGCCTACTTTGAGGGGAGATAGTCATGGCTAATTTCTTAGACCGGGTCATAGGCGCGTTCTCTCCGGAGACGGCTGCACGCCGGGAGGCGTGGAGACAGTACCTGGAACAGGTCCGGAGCTACGATGCCGGGGAGACGGGACGGCTGAACCACAACTGGCCCGCAGTGGACGACACTGCAGAGCATCAGGACGAGCCGTACAGAGACAGAGTCCGGGCACGCGCCCGCGACATGGAACGCAATTCGGACATTATGAACGCGGTGGTATCGTCATTCGTCCGAAATGTGTACGGAAAAGGCTTTACGCTCCGGCCAAAGACCGGAAACGCGAAAGTAGACGCAGAAATACTCAAAGACTGGAAAATTTGGACCAGAAAAGAGAATTTCGACATAACAGGACAGCAGTCCTTCAACGAGATGCTCCGGATGTGCGTCCGGAGAAAGAAGGTAGACGGAGGAGTCCTCCTTCTCAAGGTCTTTGCAAATGATGGACGGTTCCTCCCGTACCGCATCCAGGCGATCGAGGTCGACCAGCTGGACTACACCATGGACCAGCTGGGTCTCCCAGGAGAGGAGTGCGTCCGGGGAGGCATCAGGTACGACAAGTACAACCGGCCCATGGGCTACTACATCAAGCACGTCGGAGCAGACGGAGAGTCAGATCCGCGCCCTGTGTACATTCCAGCCGAGCAGGTGATAGCCTACTGGACCAAGACAAGGCCCACACAGGTCCGCGAGATGTCAGACATGGCACAGACCCTGACGAGGATCCGAGACATCAACCAGTACATGGAGGCCGAGGCCGTCAAGGAGAGAGTCATGGCCTGCCTGTCCGTATTCGTCAAAAGGACGCTTCCGCCCTCCAATCTGGGCCGCGGGACGACCATCACGGACGAAGCAGGACAGCAGCAGTACGCCGGAAGAACCCTCACGCCTGGCATGATCCAGTACCTCAACTCCGGGGACGACATCTCAGTCGTCAACCCCGCGGGGCAGGCATCAGATGCGACCGCATTTGTGAAGCAGGAGATGCGCCTGATAGCAGCAGGACAGGGACTAAGCTACGAATCCGTGAGCCGGGACATGAGCGAAAGCAACTACAGCTCAGCCCGCCAGGGATCGATCGAGGACAGCCTCACCTATCAGTCGGAGATCGAGGCACTGATCGAGGTCTGCAACAGCATCTACGAGACCTTCATCCTCCAGCTCTACGCGACCGGTAAGTTCGGAGACCGCGTCGATTTTCAGACGCACCGCGAGGAGTACATGCAGCACGAGTGGATCAGAGCCCCGAAGCCCTGGGTCGATCCGGCCAAAGAGGCGACGGCGACAGCGACGGCGCTCAAGACCGGGCAGAAGACCTTCGCACAGGTGCAGGCGGAAGGCGGCAGGGACTGGAGAGACACAGTGGATGAGATGGCAGACATCATCAGCTACGCCAGAAAGAAGGGCGTAGATCTGGAGACGATGCTGACAGGAGAGAAAAAGACATGAGACGAAGAGACAAGGAAGGAATCCTCCAGCGTGAAATGCCGGAGGCAGGAATCCGATCAATCAGCAAAGAGAAGAGAACAGCAGAGCTCAGCTTCTCCTCCGAGACGCCTTACATGCGCTGGGGAGAGGCGGAGATCCTGGACCATGCACCCGGAGCCTGTGACCTGTCGCGCCTGCAGAGCATCGGATGCGTGCTCTTTAACCACAACAAGGACGTGGTGATAGGGAAGATCCTCTCCGCAGAGATCCGGGATCACCGCGGAGTCGCAACGGTCGAGTTCGATGCCGACGAAAAGAGCCAGGAGATCTTCGACAAGGTCCAGTCCGGAACCCTCAAGGGCGTATCGGTAGGCTACATCGTGAACAGCTGGGAATATGTCGAAAAGGGGACAAAAACCGCAGACGGACGCTTTGAGGGCGAGTGCAACATCGCACGCAAGTGGACGCCGCTGGAGATCTCCATCGTGTCCATCCCAGCTGATCCCACGGTAGGCGTCGGCAGATCTTACGAAAATGGTAGCTCGCTGGAGACGCGAGAGCGCTTAATCCAGCTCAATCAAAATATCTCAAGGAGGTACGAGAGATGAAATTAAAGGAGTTAAGAGACTCCAAGATCCTCGAGCAGAAGGCGATCACGGACAAGGCGAAGACTCAGCACCGCGACCTGACTGCAGAGGAGACAGCACACTTTGATGCGCTCCAGCGGGAGATCGATGATCTCAACACGCAGATCGAAGCCATGGAGGCGGAGAACAGAGGAGCCAATGAGCCGACCCAGACCGAGGATCCTGCGCAGGCAGCGCAGAGAGCCATCGCGGCCGAGAGACAGCGCACGGCTGAGATCACAGATCTCTGCCGGACCTTCAACATGGACCCCAGCGCCTACATCCGCTCCGGAGCATCGATCGACCAGGTCCGCAAGCAGGTGATGGACGAGCTGGCAAAGCAGCACGCTCCGGTATCCACTGGCGTCCAGGTCTCCAGAGATGAGAACGATAAGTTTATCGACGCCGCATCCGACGCCCTCCTGATGTCCCGCTCTATCCCGGTCGACAAGCCGGCAGCAGGCGCTGACGAGCTCAGAGGGGCAACCCTCAGGAGCATCGCCGCGCACACGATGAGAGACGTCAAGGGCGTGGAGTTTATGGACGCCGGGTCCCTCTTTGACGAGATGGTACAGCGCAGAGACTTTGCAAATCCTGTGTCCGTTTTCCCTGCGATCCTGGACGCAACGGCCAACAAGTCCTATGTGCAGGGCTACAAGACGGCAGCTACGACCTATCAGCTCTGGGCAACCATCGGGGAGCTGTCCGACTTCAAGGAGTCCAGATCCGAGTACATCCCCGGATCCGCGGCAGAGCTTGAGCTGATCCCAGAGGGCGGAGAGATGACCGCCGATACGCCTAAGGACTACGTCCGGCCCAAGAGACATCTCGAGACCTACGGCCGTCGCTTTGCCATGTCCAGACAGGCGTTTATCGACGACGACATCGGATACATCACCACCCTGCCGATGAGATACTCCAAGGCGGCGATGGAGACGGTCAACAAAAAGGTCTATGCAGCACTCTTTGCAAATGCAAAGATCGCGGAAGACGGAAAAGCCCTCTTTGGCAAGGACCATGGAAATCTCCTGACCGGAGCAAAGCCGACCTACGACTCGATCAACGACATGATCCTCGCCATGGGCATGCAGACTGACCTCGACGGCAAGCCGATCAACAACAAGCTGAGATACCTGATCTACCCTGTTGGTTTTGGAGCGGATGTATACAGCGTACTGCACTCCACAAGCATCAATACCGAGGGCAACACGCAGGCAGCAAACCCGCTGTACGAGATGGGCCGCCAGATCGTCCCTATCGAGGAGCAGGCGCTCAACACAATGGCAGGCACAAAGGCAGTGCCGTGGTTTGGCGTCGCGGATCCCACATGCTCCAAGAGCGTAGAGGTAGATTTCCTGCGGGGAAGACGCAGACCCACGATGGTGAGGGAGTTTGACAACAAGACGCTGTCGTACCAGTGGTACATCTTCCTCGACTTTGGTGTCTCGGTCCTCGACTACCGCGGGATCGTGGAAAATGCCGGCGTGGCAATCAGCAACCCCGGCAGAGCCTAAAAAGGAGGCTGAGAAATGGTAGCAAATTATAAGCGGACGGGACAGACCGTCAACTACATCAACACCAGCGATGCAACGATCGCAGCGGGCACGATTGTCGCCCTAGCGGCGCGGATCGCGGTGGCAGCAGGGGACATCAAGCCGGGAGAGGTAGGAGCTCTTGCGACCGAGGGCGTTTTCGCGATCCCCAAGGCGACGACTCTGGCAATTGGCCAGGGCGATCTGGTGTACTTTAACGCCAAGACAGGAGCGACCAAGACCGACACGGACGTGCCTGCAGGATGGGCCGTAGCTGCCGCAGCAACGGCTGATACCGAGGTGCAGGTCAAGCTCCTGGGATGAGCTTTAAAGCGATCCTCCGGGACGATGCCAAAAAGACCTTTTTAAACCTCGAGGAGTTTACAGACGAGCACGAGATCAACGGCAGGATGATGCCGGCACTCATAGACTCCAACGAGTTGGAGTCTAGGGAAAAGCTCTGGAGGACATCGGAGTACCAGGACGGCGTCTATACCAAGATGATCCTGGTGTATGTCCTTGCCTCGAGCTACGGCAGGATGCCTGCAGTAGGGTCGAGAGTGACGGTGGATGGCAAGCCATACGCCTGCACAAATGCGATCAACGAGGACGGGATATATAGCCTGGAGCTGGAGGCGACAAGGTCATGATCGAGATATCTCTGGACCGCGATGAGTACGACAAGATCATATCGGCGATGACAAGCCTGTCGCAGCTACGAGCCAATAACGCGCTCAACTCGGCCATCAACAAGACGGCCAGAGAGGCGTCGACAAGACTCAAAGACGCGGCAAAAGAGAGGTACATCGTCAAGGCATCAAAGCTCAATAAGGCGGAGTCGATCAGGAGGGCGTCGAGCTTTTCCGACGGCGCGGAGATTAAGTATCGGGCATCCCCGGAGAGCATCGTCAACTTTAAAACGCGCAAGCGCAAGATCCTGGGCGTGGCCGCACAGGTGCTCAACCGCGGATACCTCAAAGACCTGGAAGTGGATGGACGCAAGGCCTTTGTGGTGGGCGTAGGCTGGAGGAGCAAATCGGGATCATCAGGCACGCACGTCGGAGTATTCCAGCGGAAGACCGAGAAAAAGTATCCGATAAGACAGATCGTGTCGATTGCGGCATCGAAAATGATCGGAAACACGCACGTCGTCCAGGTACAGCAGCAGTACATCAAAGACGATCTCGTGGAAAACATGAGGTCGGCGCTCGCCGCGGCGATTGGTAAAAAATAATGGATTTATCTGCAGTTTTGCTCCAAAAAGCACTCATCAAGATCATAGAGGATGATACCGAGCTCCTGCGCCTGGCAGCGCCGGGATCAACGGAGACATCAAAGCTCCACGTATACGCCCAGCGGATCCCGATCCACGTACACGAGGATGAGGACCCGAAGAGCGAGTACGACTACTCGGAGGAGGAGTCGGAGGAGGATGACGCACAGAGCTTTCCCCTAGCGCTCGTCAAAGTTACGGGGGGCCAGGTGCTCGAGCCGATGTCTACCTACAAGGTCACGGTGCAGATCATCTTTGGCATTTACGATCCCAAGGACGACAACGGCGGCGATCTAATGGTGATCTCGCTCCTCGAGCGGATGCAGAGGATCATGATCCAGAGCGGGACAGCCGGGCAGTCGTGGACACTTGCGCGGTACAACGACGACAAGCAGCCGATGATCTCATGGCAGATCAGTGAGGACGAGACGGACCCCTACTACTTTGGTGGGCTCACCGCAGTATACGAGACGATACCGCCCGCGAATTTACAGGCACAGGAGTTGATATGACGATAAGCAAGACGAGCGCCGCTAAGGCGCAGACGCCCAAGGCCGCAAAGCCGGAGGCGCCAAAAATCACCTGCTATATCGGGCCCTCGATTAGAGGAGCCCTGCAGCAGGGGACGATCTACAGAGGAGAGCTCCCTGAGAGCGTCAAAAGCATCATCACTAAGGTGCCGGAGCTTGGAGCGCTGATGGTCGACATCAACGCCCTGGCATCCGCACAAAAGGAGCTGCAAGACCAGAGATCGGGCCTTGCAGTTTTGTTTGCACAGGCGGCCGCAAAGGCCGAGAAAGGAATGAGTAATGGCTCTATATAAGCATGGTGTTGCCACCGAGGAGCACCCTACAAGCGTAGCGACTCCGGCAGCGAGCGCATCAGGACTCCAGGTCATCATCGGGACAGCACCCGTCAACATGACCGCGGATCCGGCAGCAGGCGTCAATACGCCAAAGCTCTGCTACAGCTTTGCGGAGGCGCAGGCGGCAGTAGGATACAACACGGACTTTGCGAACTACACACTCTGTGAGTCGATCTATGCGAGCTTCCAGGTCGCGTCTGCGGCCCCGATCGTACTGATCAACGTGTTGGATCCTGCAAAGCACAAAAAGACAGTGCAAAAAGAGACCGTGGCGCTCGACAGCCACATCGGATACCTTGCGGAGCTCGGAGCGATCAAGAGCACGATCGTCGTATCCAATGCAGACGCAAAGCTGACAGAGGGTAAGGACTACACTCTGTCTTATGATTCCAATGGCAGGACCATGATCTCCATGATCTCGACCGGATCCGCGTATGCCCTGGACGCCGTGACTGCGACATACGACGCCCTGGATCCCTCCAAGGTCACAGACGCAGACATTATCGGCGGACTCGACGCATCGACCGGAAAAGAGACCGGCATCGAGCTTGTAAGACAGGTCTATCCCCGCTTTGGGATGGCGCCTGGCTTTTTGCTCGCCCCGCACTGGTCCCGCAAGGCATCCGTCGCCGCGGCGCTCAACGCCAAGACGACTAAGCTCAATGGCAACTTCCACGCACAGGCGGTCATCGACATCGACGTCGCAAAAACCAAGTCCTATGTGGATGTCGCCGCAGCCAAAGAGGCCCAGGGCGTAAGCTCCTCCAAGGAGATCGCGCTCTGGCCTAATGCCAAGATTGGCGATTACATCATCGACTACTCCGCGCTCTACGCAGCCATCCAGGCAGCGCAGGACCGGGCCAACGACGATGTGCCGGCCCGCAAGGTGTCCAGCCTCGCCGCATCGGTATCTGCAGCGGTGCTTGACGATGGCACGGAGGTTAATCTCGATGAGACGCAGGCGGCCGTGCTCAACGGCGCTGGCATCGTCACCCTGATCAACGCCTCCGGATGGAGGATCTGGGGCAACAACACAGCCGCATATCCCGGCAGCTCAGACCCCAAGGAGCGGTGGATCACATGCCGCAGGATGTTTAACTTCCTGCAGAATACATTTATTGAGAGCTACCACTCCCACATCGACGATCCGACGGATCCGCGACTCCGTGAGGCAATCATCACGAGCTTTAACGGGTACCTCAACTCCCTGGCTTCTGCCGGCAAGATCTACGGAGGAGAGATCTCCTATGACGCGGCAGACAATCCGGAGTCTGAGCTCCTCAATGGGCACGTGGTTTTTCACATCAGCGTCGCGCCGCTTATCCCCGCGGAGTACATCAAGGGCGTCTTTGAATTTGATGCCTCGATCATGACGGCCGCAATGAATGGAGGTGCTCAGTAATGGCAGATTATACCAAGGTCCCCGAAGCGATTAACGACTTTAACGTCTACAACAACGGGAGCAAGATGATCGGCGTATCCGGCGAGGTATCACTGGCGACGATCAGCTCGATCACGCAGACCGTATCCGGGCCGGGTGTGCTCGGAGAGTACGATGCTGCGATCATCGGGCACTTTTCCAACATCGATCAGGAGATCCCGTTCCGGATGCTGGACGAGGATGCCGCAGCACTGATGGTGCCCGGATCCCCGGTAAACATCACCCTGAGAGCAGCGGAGCAGCTTAAAAACCGGAGCGACTCCACAACGACCTACAAGGGCGTGCGCTTTGTCGTCAAGGGCCAGAGCAAGGAGTTCCAGCCCGGGACCATTAAGCAGGGAGCCCAGATGGACTCCAAGGTGACGGTGGCCTGCACGTACATCCTGTACGAGGTGGACGGCAAAAAGCTCTTTGAGCTTGATAAGCTCAATGGAATTTTTGTCGTCAACGGGCAGGACCAGCTCGCGGCGATCAAGGCACTCTGCTGATCAGCTGATCAGCAATATCAGCACCGCCGGGGATCAACTCCCGGCGGCGTTTTTCCAAAAGGAGGATCACACAAATGGCAGACAAAAAGGTAGTAGATATCAACGAGACCAAGGCAGACGGCGTCGAGGTGGTAAAAGCGGGAGAAGTCGAGGTCGTAAAAGCGGGAGAAGTCGAGGTCGTAAAGACGGACGCACTGGAGACAAAAGACAGGCTCGTCTATACGCTCAAGCGCCCGATCGACTTTGAGGGCAAGCACTACACGGAGATCGACCTGAGAGGTCTCCGGACCTGCACGGGCAAGGACTACAGAGACGCGGAGCGCTACATGGCCACGCAGGGCATGCTGACGCAGCCCCTCGAGGAGAACAGTGAGCCCTTTACCATGTATCTCGCGTCAAGAGCAGCAGGAGTACCGATCGAGCTGCTGGAGGCGATGGATATCCGCGACATCATGGCGGTCAAAAACCGGGTAAGCGGTTTTTTCTACAGCGAGGAGTAACCGGAGCCGGCCTAAAGAATCTGCGCAAGGCCAACATGATCCTTGCGATCCGGCTCCATACTGGGATCGACTATATGGAGAGCCTGACGCTTGACGAGATCCTGGACATGGCACAGGAGCTGATAGCACTGGACAAAAAGAGGTAAGGAGGAGAGATGGCAAATAGCGAGTACGAGTTAGCCGTAAAGATCGCAGGCAAGATTGACTCTTCCCTGACCTCTGCGACGGGACTCACCAAAAGAGAGCTCAAGGCGATCGCCAAGGAGGCCGCGTCCAGTTCCACTAGCTTTGCAAGCCAGTTTACCGGAGCCTACAAAAAAATTACGCCGGGGATCTCAGAGTTTGAGAAAGTAGCCAAAAAAGCACTCAAGGGAGTGGCCGTAGCCGCTACGGCAGCAGGCACGGCCGTCGCCGGGATCGCAGCCTATGCGGTCAACGTAGGGACGAGCTTTGAGAGTCAGATGAGCACGGTAAAGGCCATCACAGGCGCGACGGGAGACGACTTCCAGGCGCTGAGAGATAAGGCCAAACAGCTCGGAGCAGATACCAAATACACAGCCACGCAGGTAGGAGAGGCCATGCAGTACATGGGCATGGCAGGCTGGAAGACGGACCAGATCCTCGCGAGCATCTCATCTGTGATGGACCTTGCGTCGGCATCCGGAGAGGACCTGGGCACCGTATCTGACATCGTGACAGACGATATGACTGCCTTTGGAATCTCGCTCAAGGGGATCAGCACCGAGGAGGCGCAGAAGCGCGTAGAGCACTTTTCCGACGTGCTCGCCGCCGCGGCAACGAGCACAAACACCGACGTCGCCAAGATGGGCGAGACATTTAAGTATGCCGGAGCTGTCGCGGGGGCACTTGGATACTCGATCGACGACGTCGCTGTGGCGACAGGACTCATGGCCAACGCCGGCATCAAGGCAGACCAGGCCGGGACATCACTCCGATCGCTTTTCACAAGGCTGGTCAAGCCGACCAAAGAGAGCCAGGACGCGATCGACAAGCTGCACCTGTCTATCACCAACTCAGACGGGTCCATGAGATCCTTTGCGGATCTGATGCAGGATATGCGCAAGGGCTTTGCAGGCATGACGCAGGACGAAAAAGCGTTCTATGCTGCGGAGCTGGCAGGCCAGAGAGGTATGTCTGGACTGCTCGCCATCGTCAACGCGACGCAGTCGGACTTTGACGACACGACAAGGGCGATCCAAAATTGTGCCGGCGCGACAAAAGAGATGGCCGCGATCAAGCTGGACAACCTGCAGGGAGATGTTGACATCTTTAAGTCCGCGCTCGAAGGGCTGGGGATCGAGATCTACGATCAGGCTGTGACGCCGATGCGCAGTGTGGTGCAGACGGGGACGAGTCTGATCAACATGATCAACACCAAGCTCAAGCAGTCCAACTGGGTCGCAAATTTTATGACATCGGTGTCGGAAAATCTTCCGACCGTGGGGAGAATCGTCAGCAACACAGCGGGCGATCTGCTCAAGCTCTTTACACCGATCAGGGACTTTGGCAACTGGTGCATCAAGCACCCAGACGCCATCTCATCCGTGCTCACGGGCATTGCATCCGCGATGCTGGCGCTCAAAGGCGGTCAGATGATCTCCAAGGTAGTGTCGGCATTTACGGCATTTGCCGGGATCATGGGGAGTCCCGTGGCAGTGGGGATCCTGGCAGTCGCCGCAGCGATCGGTGGGGCAGCAGGCATCGCATCGGCTGTCAAAAAGGCCAGAAAGGCCATGGATGATGCCGACCTTGCTGCGCACTTTGGAGATATCAAGCTCTCGATGGAGGACCTCGAAGAGGTATCCAAGCACGTCCTCAAGGATGTCGACTTTGACGGATTGGATAGCCTCGGGAAGGCGTCGGATCAGCTGGAGTCGTATAAGGATACGCTGTCCCAGACAGAGGATGATCTTAAAAAGCTACAGTGGAAAGTCGGCATAGGCATCGAGCTTGACGACACCGAGCGGTCACAGTATGTGCAGGACATCGAAGACTACATCTCCGGAGTCCAGGACACGGTAGATCAGCAGCAGTACACGATCGATGTATCCCTGGGTCTTCTTTTCGACAGCAACGACCAAACCGGCCAAGACATCATCGGTAACACCGATTCGATGTTCGCGGACAGCCGGGAGCGGCTCGCCGCGATCGGAAAAGAGCTGCAGAGCTACGTCAACAACGCGTTTGGCGATGGCCTCCTGGAAATCGATGAGCAAAAGCACATCCAGGAGCTCCAGCAGCAGATGGCCGACATCGAAAACGCCATGACCGGGGCTCAGTTTGAGGCCAAGATGCAGGGGATCCAGATGGATTATTCCGGAAAAGGCCTCGACGCCGATACCTTTGCCAATCTGCAGCAGGAGATCAACGATCAACTCAGTGACGCGACGGAGAAATACGCGGAGGCCAGAGAGTACGGTCTCAGCGCGGTCAATCTCCTCAAGGACCAGGGCAAGATCTCCACGGACGACTATAACACCGAGGTCAGAGCGATTCAGAGCGCATACCTGGAAAATGTAGGCAAGGCCCAAACTGAGGGGCAGAACTACATGTTGCGGGGCATTTACGACGCCTACAAGGATGAGATCTCCCAGGCGGCACCGGAGCTCTATCAGCAGCTCAATCAGGTCATGAAAGACTACGCCTCCGGAGATATGACGACGGTCTGGGCATCCCAGGCCGACAAGGGCGGATTGTGGAACCAGATGATCAATGACATCGATATTTCCAGCCTTTCCCAGGCGGCCAAGGACAACATCAAAAAACTCTTGGAGCAGATGGAGCCGACGACAGAGCAGCTGGAAGAGCTGGAGAAGCAGTACAAGGATCTCGGCAAGAGCATTCCCGATTGGCTGTCTCAGTCTCTTGAGGATACCCAGAACCTTAAAGCACTCTCGGGAGATTCTGACGCACTGATGTATGAGTTCGGGGAAAACCTCAGCAAGCACCCAGATCTGGAGAGACAGCTCAAAGATACCGGAAATGCCATCCCGTCGGAGGTGGCAGCAGGCGTAAAAGCCGGCAAGACAGTGGTGAGACAGGCTGCAGAGACGACTTACAACTCCGCGGTGGGTGGGCTCATCACAGCAGCCGAGCAGCCGATAGATCTAAAGCTCAGGTACAGGATCAGCAGCGAGGGATACGACGCCAAGTCTGGGACGACGTACTTTGAGAGATATGGCAAGTCGATCCAAAAGCCCGTAGACACGGGAGCAACCGAGTTTGAAATGTACGGGCACACGGCACAGTCTCAAAGGGCCGTCGCACCTCCGGTCGATACAGCGTATATATCGCAGGCAGCAAGCCAGCTCTCAGAGTCGATCGGGACAGAGATCACCAACTCCTCCGAGCTGCAGACAGAGTGCCAGACAGCCGGGAGCAAAGTCCCGGAGGGCGTGGCAAAGGGGATCAGCTCTAACTCCGGAAAAGCGACAGCGGAGGCGAGAAGAGTCTGGACTCAGGCGAGCAGCACACTCAAGAGTCTTGCATCGGCCGGGATCAGCGTCAACACGACCGTCAACGTCAACGCGCAGGGCAAGCTCAACTATACCGCGCCCAAAATGCCGGCAAACCTGACGACCGGATCCGCATCAAAGATCGCCAAGCACGCCATGGGCGGCGTCTTCACGATACCCCATATCGGCATGGTGGCCGAGGACGGTCCGGAGGCGGTGATCCCGCTTACCAAGCCGGCAAGGGCGATGGAAATCCTGCAGCAGGCCGGCATTGCCATGAGAGAGGGCGCAGGATACGCATCCGCAGTGATCCCCACAGGCCTTGAAGTGCCAGAGACACGCAAGGGCACAGATCTGGGGGATATGCTCACGGATCTCACAGCCCCGCAGCCAAAAGACCGTATCACAGAGCTCGTCAACGCCGGGACCGGATCCGCGGAAGCAGGGCCGGTGCAGGAGACGCCTGCAGCAAAAATCGAGTATCACCCGACGCTCAACTTTTACTCCCAGGGCACGCCGTCAAAGGCAGACATCGTATCTGCGGAGCGGATGTCCCAGGCAGACTTTGAGCGGATGATGGACAAGTACCTCAAAAACAGATCGAGGTACAGCTTTTAAGGAGTGGAGATGACCTATACCACAGTAGCGGGAGATACATGGGACCAGATCGCATACAAGGTATACGGAGATGAGACAAGGGCCGGGGAGCTCATGGAGGCAAATCCGGGGCTCCTGGACTACTTTGTTTTCCCGTCCGGAGTCAAAGTGACCGCTCCGGAGACGGTGACGGATGCCGGGGTCCCGCTCCCTCCCTGGATGGAGGACTGACATGCTTGCACAAGTACTTACGCCATCCGGGACAGGGGTGGGATCAGAGGTACATGAGACCAAGCGCATGATCGAGGCTATTAAAAACAATGGCTTTGGCTTTGCGCGGAGGGCTTACTTGCTATGCCTTTACAACAATCACTCCATCGCATGGCCGCCGCTCCCAGGATTTGACAATGTAGTCTCGGGATTTTCCTGCACCATGGTAGAGACGGACGAGTCTGATCGGATCGATCTTGACGTGATCAATCGGGACGGGAGATGGCTCGGATCCTGGAAGCCCAAGATCGGCCAGGACACGATCGTAGCCAATCTCTTTATCTGTCACTGGGAGGGCACAAACAAAGGCGGGAGGAATTTCCCGACGGGCCAGTACACCGTGGACGAGTTTTCCGGATCCGGAGGCTCTGACGGATCCAAGTGCTCCATCGGGGCCGTCTCCATGCCAGTGAGCAATGAGTTTAAACGCACCAAAAAGACAAAAACGTGGGAAAAAGCAACGCTTTTTGGAATTGTAAGACAGATAGCGGCAAATAACGACTTAGTGCCATTTATCGACGGAACGGACATAAAAATAGACAGTTTGGAGCAGTCGGAGCAGACCGATTCAGAGTTTTTGCTGAATACGTGCAAAACCTACGGACTATACGCCAAGATCTATTGGAATCGCATCGTAGTATACGATATCGATAAATACGAGGAGGAGGCATCGATCAAGAAGATAACTCCGGAAGACCTCGAGACATGGTCTTGGAGCGAGGATGCCGACGGAACGTACACCGGAGGAAGACTGACCTACACCGATGCTAACGGAAAGACGATAGAGGTGCTGGTAGGCAACGCGGAACCGGCAAAAGCCAAGAAAACAACGACAAAAAAGTCAAAAAAGACCAAAAAGACCAAGATAATCGTAAAGTCAACGGCAACAAAGACGACGGTGGAGAGCTCGGACCCATCTGCAACACCGGAGACGATGGAACAAAAGCGGATCCTGACACTCAACACGAAAGTGTCGAGCCAAAAAGAGGGAGAAAAAATTCTGATCGCCAAAGTGAATGAGGCGAATCGAAGCGGTCTCACTGTGGAGATCAAGTGTCTGCTGGACGTGACGCTGATCCCATCCCTCAACGTGGATTTGGTCGGGTTTGGGTATCTTGACGGCAAGTACGGGATCAAAAAAGTGCAGCACTCCATCGGGACATCATCCGAGACATCCGCAACGCTCTACAGGATCCCGGAAAAATTTGCGTGAGGACAAGATGCAGGAAATCAGGACGGGGAAGATATCGACGATCGACAAGGCTAGAGGAGTGGCCAGGGTAGTATACGAGGACAAGGACAACGCCGTATCGGCGGAGCTCCCAATCATGTGCAATGGGATCTACCAGTTCCCCGCGATTGGGGACACGGTCCTCGTGGCACATCTCCCCAACGGAGCCTCCTCGGGAGTGATCGTGGGCAAGATCTTTAACAAGGGCAATCTTCCGGCCGCAAACATCGAGCTGGAGCGCTACAAAAAGCTGGAGAAAACGGTCGAGGAGCAGGGCAAGAGGATCAAGACCCTGGAGGACAAAGTAAAAGCGCTGGGAGGATGACATGGCTTTTGGGCAGTTTGGAGCGTTTTTGACCTTTGAGACATCGGACAGGCGGATCCTAAACTTCCAGGACTTTAAACAAAAATCATCTGCCACATGGGCGGAGCACAAGCGCCCGGGGAGCAAGCCGGCGGCGGAGTTTATCTGCCCCGACTACCGGGAGATAACTTTTACCATCGAGCTCAACGCAGCTCACGGAGTCAGGCCGAGAGCGGAGATGGAGTTTATGGAGACGATCGTCGAGCAGGGTGCGATCGCTCCGCTCGTGATCGCGGGCCGGCGCGTATCCGACTGCAACTGGCGCATGACAGAGCTCTCTGAGAGCTGGGACCGCATGTACAACCAGGGACAGCTCGTCTACGCAAAGATGGATATCACGCTCAAGGAGTACGCATGATACTCAAACCGATTTTGGATTTTGACTACGACCCTCCGGAGCTGGAGGAGATCAAAAAGTGTCTGTACGTGCTGCTCGGGACGCGCAAAGGGACCATGCCGCTCAACAGGGACATGGGCCTGGATTTGGAGCAGTACATTGATGAGCCGATCGACATCGCCAAAAACCGGTACGCGGCAGACGTGATCGAGCAGATAGACAGATACGAGCCGCGAGTGACTGTGACGGCCGTCGTCTTCGAGGAGTCAGATACACAAAATGGGCAGCTAAGGCCGCATATCTACCTATCGGAGGGTTCAGGATGAGCGAGAGCATAGAGAGCATACTGGCGAGATATCCTGAGATCAGTTTTATCGGGGGAAGGACTCTCGAGAGCGTAAGGTCCGAGATGCTCGCCGACTATAAAGCCAAGTACAAAGAGCTGACCGGAGGAGATCCTACGGTAGGCAGCGCAGACCCGGCAAAGATGGTGCTGGACGCCGCGGCGCTCCAGATCTATCAGGCATATCAGTATATAGACCAGGCGGGCAAGATGGGACTCCTCAAGTACTCCTCGGGGAGCTACCTGGACAACCTCGCGGCGCTTAGAGGAGTGAAACGGATACAGAGTACCCCTGCGGTAACTACATTGCGATTTAGCCTCGCGGAGGCACGATCGGACGCGGTGGCCATACCCTTGGGGACGAGATGCACAAATGCCGGCGGCAAGTACTTTGCGACGGACAGCTACGCCGAGATCCCGGCGGGGGACATGTACGTAGACGTGCAGGCGACATGTACAGAGCCGGGGGCATCAGGCAACGGGATAGCGGACATAGACACAATCGTCGACCCGATCCCATATGTGTCATCCGTGACATGCACAGTATCCTCAGGAGGAGCAGATACTGAGTCCGATGCGTCACTAAAAGAAAGAGCCTACGTGGCACCTGGATCATACTCGACCGCAGGTCCAAAGCTGGCATACGAGTACTGGGTGCGTAAGTTTGTACCTGATGCGGCCGATGTGCAGGTCCCGGACTCGTCGGATGGCAACCTGATCATCCGATACATCACCACAAGCGGGATACCCACAGCAGAGATGTGCGCAAAGCTCGAGGCGGAGCTGGACAGCGCCAAGATCCGTCCGCTGACAGATCATGTGTCAGTGGAGGCTCCGAGCGTGATCAAGGTGTCGCTGGATGTCACCTACTACATCGCATCGTCGTCATCCGGATCCGTCGCGCCGATCCAGGCGCAGGTCGCTGCAGCAGTGGAGGACTTTAAGGCCTGGCAGGCGGGCAAGATCGGGAGAGATATCAATCCGGACGCCTTGGTGCAGCGGCTCATGGCAGCAGGCGCCAAGCGGGTGACAGTGGCATCGCCTGTCTACACAAAAATCGATGACGCCTCGATCGCGGTGGTATCAAGCGAGACGATCAGGTATGGAGGGATAGAGGATGACTAGTCTCAGGGACTCCCAGATCGCCGATATCCTGCCGGACATACTCAAATATAGGCCGGACGTGCAGGCGGTGTCCTATGCGATACGGATGCAGATAGCCAGGATATACGACCTGTCCCAGAGATGTCGGATGCTTGCAGGTATAGACGTCATCGGCGAGGATGTGCTCGACCTGCTGGCAGTAGAGCTGCAGTCTATATACTACGATACCAGCCTCCCGATCGACAAAAAGAGAGACATCATCAAGTCGACGCTCAAGTGGCACTGGTATGGAGGGACAAAAGCATCCGTAGAGGACTATATCCGTGCGATCTTTGGCGGAGGGTCCGTGACGGAGTGGTACGAGTACGGAGGATCGCCATACACCTTTAGAGTCGATGCCGAGGATACCGGATCGCCGATGTCGATAGACAGAGTCATAGAGACGATCTTTAAGATCAAAAGACCGGACACGACTTTTGAGACCTATATCGGGGAGCCGACGACTATACGGATCAGGACCCAGGAGGAGGGATGGCTCATCTCGTACGATCCTGCGGGCACGCTGCCGGACGAGAGCACGAGACTCTCACTCGGACCGGCCACAGTAAAGGCTATCACATCGCAAAAGGGATACCTGAGCCCTTGGGAAGAGCCGGGAAAAATCGTAGCGGGCACGCTGCCGGATGAGAGTACGCGGGCAGCGTTCTATAGAGAGATGCTGATAGCAACCGCAGCGGGATCCGGATACCTGACGCAGCAGGACATCTCCGGAGATACCAGCGCGGGGACATCACCGACGCGGGCTATGGAGGCATCAATCAGCAGGATCACAGAGAGCTTAGAGGCGCAGGAGACGGGGTACGAGACATCATCTCACGGAGGAGAGGAGCTCATAACGAACCTGGAGACCTACACCGTACAGTATCAACCATGCGGATCGGACGATCCGCTCTAAGGAGGTATATATGGCCATGCTGACAGCGGCAGCCTTGGACGGGCTCCGCAAGTACATCAAGAGGACCGTGTCCTACGGGAGATATAAAATCGGAGGGACATGGACCAAGACACCGCTCACAGATATCACTATCGACGCGAGCGGGGTAGTGCGCATTGCCTTTGTCTGTGCGCCCAACTCCGCGGGGACGAGAGTGACGGAGGTACAGCTCTACGACAACGCGGGGCAGCTCTGGGCGGACAAGACGGTATCGCACGACATGGGCAACGTGACGAGCGGATACTACGAGCTTTTTAAGATCACACTCAAGGAGGAGAGCGCATGAGAGATCTGATAGGCTGGAGAGACAGGGTGGTGGAGCACCCATCAAGGTACAAAGAGGTCGTAAACACCGACGGATCCGTGGATCACATCAAGGATCCGGGAGAGATCATCGAGGCGGGCACTCCAATCAATGCCGCCAACTTAAACAGCATGGACCAGGGAGCCCAGGAGGCCGCCCTGATCGGAGCGGAGGCAATCCGCTCGCTCAGACTGACCGAGCTCGCCGTGATCGACGAGATCGGTTTTTTTGTGACTGCAAACCTGACAAACTCCCTCGCATATCCTTTTAACAACAGCAAAAAGACGATCACATTTCCCGCAGAGCTTTTCAGAAACTCAACGGACTACGCGGTAGTCCCGGAGATCATCTCGTCAGACGGCATGGTAGGGGATATCGAGATCACGGATAAGCTCCTCAACGGCTTCAAAATCGCCTATACGGGGAGCGCAAAGTCGGCCACGATCCGGATCTACATCAAGGGAGGACGCACATCACTTAACGGCATGCCGCAGGGCATCACAGCATAAGGAGGAGGGATGGCTAACATCATCATCCACAACGAGGCAAGAGACAGGGTCACAGACCGGATCATGGACCAGTACCACGCGGATCGGTCCGACAAAAACATGAGAGACGCCGCAGAGGTTATGGCAGCGAGGACACACGAGGCGCTGGAGAGCGCAAAAGAGACAAGGAGGTACTACTATGCAAGTCATTAAGAAGCCGGAGAGCGGAGAAAAGTTTGTAAGCTACAGCATCGACGGCAACATCCTCTCCCTTGGAGACGACGAGATCATGATCAATCTCGCAAAAAAGGAGAGAGACGACGAGGTCGTGATCGACATCGTGAGAGACCTGACGCAGGGGCTCCTCATGGGACTCGGGGGAGCTACGTATGTAGCGGAGATCCACATCCCGCCGAGAGAGTACGCGACAGAGGCAGCAGTGGGAGAGGATGGAGAGGACACAACAAAGCTGGTGCCAATCGCCTTTGATCCTGACAAAGTGACACTTTATCTTTTCGAGGAGGCATAAGATGGGAAATTATGACGATTTTGAGCTTGCTGTAGCGACCATGTCCGGTGGGAAAAACGTGGTCAAGTACATTAACGGCCTGCCGTCGGTGATGGTGCCGGTACCAAAATTTAAGATCTCCGATGTGATCTCCGGGGCGAGCGAAAACACTCACCCCGGATTTATCGTAAACGGCGTCGAGAAGGACGTCGTCTACGTGTCCAAATTCCAGAACATTGTCGTCAATGACCGCGCTTATTCACTCCCTGGGCGGAATCCGAGGGCCAATGTCAGCTTTGACCAGGCGGCGCAGTACTGCCGCAACAACGGCAAGGGGTGGTCGCTGATGCCCTATAGTCTCTGGGCGGCGATCGCGCTCTGGTGCCGCAAAAATGGCACCATGCCGCATGGCAACAACAACTATGGCCAGGATATAAGCTATCCGCAGGAAAAGGGAATCCCGATCGGAGACAAGACGGCCGACGGCAAGCCGCAGCACGTCGCTACCGGATCCGGTCCGGCGACCTGGTACCACAACTGGATGCCCGACGGGATCGCAGACCTTAACGGAAACGTATCGGAGTGGTGCGCGGGCTTGCGGAGTGTAAACGGAGAGCTGCAGATCATCCCATACGCTAACGTCTTTGACCCCGATGTAAGTCTTGCGAGTGCATCGACATCCTGGAAGGGGATCGCAGCGGATGGATCCCTGGTGGATCCGGGAACAAGCGGGGACTTACACTACGACTTTGTAGCGGGCAAGGTACAGCTCTCGACAAAGACAGCGAGCACAGCAGATGTGTGGAACTCATGCCCGTATGAGCAGATGACGCTTGCCAGCGGACTGACAGCACCGGAGATCGCAAAAGCGCTGATACTGTATCCGGATGAGCCCGGGAAAGACTACGGATCAGACTACCATGGATACAATCCAAACGGTGAGCGCATGTCGTACTGCGGCGGGCACTTTGGCTACACTGGCTATGCGGGCGTGTTCTACGTCGGCGTCGACTACCCCCGCGGCTTCTC